GTGAGTCGTAAAGACCAAATCCGTGCCGCAGTAGAAAAGCACGATAAACCCATACCCAAGACAACAACGGGTAAGGACAAGAATTACCTGCCAACTGAGCAGGGCGCAGGAATGACAGCAAAAGGAAGGGCGGCTTATAACCGCAAGAACAACGCAAATTTACAAGCACCCCAATCTAGTGGGCCAAGACACGATAGTTTCTGTGCAAGGTCAGCAGGATGGACTGGGGAACGGGGCAAAGCAGCAAGAGCAAGGTGGAAATGTTAATGAAACCAGGACTATACGCAAATATTCATGCTAAACGGGCTAGGATTAAAGCCGGTTCAGGCGAAAAGATGGCTAAAAAGGGCGCAGAAGGCAGACCTAGCGCACAAGACTTTAAAGACGCTGCTAAGACTGCCAAGCCTACTCGTAAAGAAATGATTGCTTCTAAGATGAAGGATATGTAATGAAACATATGAGCCGAAGCTACAAGAAAGAAGATGCCATGCTTAGACCTGAGCATGAGTCTACGCTTGAGAAACAGCAAAAAGAGCGTATGAAACCTAAACCACAAGAATTAGCAGTAGGTGGTAAAGGTGACATCCTCAATAGAAAGACCAATGAGCGCATGAAGCGTAAGGTAGCGTTACTTGCCGCGATGAACAAGATACATGACGCCGATATAGCGTGATAGAATAAAAGCATTACTATTCAAATACTTGGATATATATGCAAATCAAAGATGTTGCTGTAGATAAGTTAATCCCTTACGCAAAGAACAGCAGAACCCATAGCCCTGAACAAGTAGGGCAAATTGCCGCCAGCATTAAAGAATTTGGGTTTAGAAACCCTATATTGGTAGACGGGGTCGGCATTATTGCTGGGCATGGCAGATTAATGGCCGCCCAAAAACTAGGGTTAGACAAAGTTCCCACAATTGATTGCTCAGATATGACTGAAAGCCAAAAGAAGGCTTACATCATTGCTGACAATAAGCTGGCATTAAACGCAGGGTGGGACACGGCCATGCTATCAATTGAAATGAAAGACCTAGAAGATGAAGGCTTTGACCTTGCATTGCTTGGTTTTGATGATAAAGAGCTAAACGCATTGCTTGAGCCTGAAGTAACCGAAGGGCTGACAGACGAAGATGCTGTGCCTGATGTACCCGAAGAGCCAAAAACTAAGGTAGGCGATATATATATCCTTGGAAATCATAGACTTATGTGCGGGGATAGCTGTAGCATTACAGATATGGAAAAGTTAGTAAATAACCGCCAAGTAGATATGTGGCTTACTGACCCCCCATATAATGTAGCTTACGAAGGCAAGACTAAAGATGCTTTAACCATACAGAACGACTCTATGGATAACGAAGGCTTCCGCCAGTTTCTACGGGATGCGTATGTTACTGCCGATACCGTTATGAAGGCAGGGGCTGTATTTTATATATGGCATGCTGATTCAGAAGGCTACAACTTTAGAGGTGCTGCCCACGATGCTGGTTGGAAGGTGCGCCAATGCCTCATATGGAAAAAGTCTACTATGGTGATGGGTCGTCAAGACTACCATTGGAAGCACGAGCCTTGCTTATATGGGTGGAAAGAAGGCGCAGGACACCTTTGGTCTACTGACCGCAAACAAACGACTATTTTGGAGTTTGATAAGCCAAGCCGTAACGGTGAACACCCAACAATGAAGCCTGTAGCCCTGTTTGAGTACCAAATGCTCAACAACACAAAGGGTGGGGATATTGTTCTTGATAGCTTTGGCGGTAGTGGCACAACCCTATTAGCTGCTGAAAAACACGGCAGACACGCCTATTTAATGGAATTAGACCCAAAATACTGCGATGTAATCGTTAAGCGATGGGAAGAATTTACTGGCAAAAAAGCCGTGCTTTCGGAGTTATAAAATGGCACAAGGAAAACAACATATACCCACAGAAGCCACGCAAGAACAGGTTAAACGCCTTTCTGCGCTAGGTTGCCCCCATGAAGACATAGCCACAAGGCTAAAGATTAGTGCTGATACATTGGTTAAGTATTACAAGGACGAATTAGACGAAGGGCGTATAGACGCCAACGCTGCCATTGCTGGTACATTGTTTAGCCAAGCCAAGAAGGGCAATACGGCTGCCGCTATCTTTTGGCTAAAGACACGGGCAAGGTGGAAAGAAACGCAAGTAAACGAGGTAACTGGGGCTAATGGCACAGACCTAAGAATATCTTGGGCAGATGAGTAGGGACATAAAGCTCAAATACCGCCCAAGAGCCGTTTTTGAGGACTTCCACAGCCGTAAGGAACGCTGGGCAGTAATCGTGGCTCACAGGCGTTGTGGCAAGACCGTAGCCTGTATTAACGACCTAATCGTCAAAGCCCTGCTAGAAAACAAGCCCCACGCTCAATACGCCTATATTGCGCCTTTTTACAGTCAGGCTAAATCAGTGGCTTGGCGGTACTTGGAACGCTTTTCCGAGCCAGTTATGACAAAAGCCAACCAGTCAGAGTTATGGGTGGAATTGGTCAATGGCGCACGGATTAGGCTATTTGGGGCTGATAATCCCGATGCACTCCGAGGCAATTTCCTAGATGGCGTAGTGATGGACGAAATGGCTGACATGAAGCCTAGCGTATGGGGTGAGATTATTCGTCCATTATTGGCAGACCGCCTCGGTTGGGCCACATTCATTGGAACACCAAAAGGCCACAACGCCTTTTACGATATATACAACGAAGCCACTAAAAAGCCCAATTGGTACACCAAAGTCTTGCGGGCTGACCAAACCAACCTGCTGGCGCAGTCAGAACTAGACGATGCCAAGGCAACAATGTCAGACAACCAGTACGAACAAGAGTTCTTATGCTCATTTGAAGCTGCCATACTTGGGGCGTACTATGGGCAGGAAATGCGCAGAATCACGGATTTAGAGCGCATTACAACGGTGGACTATGACCCAATGTTCCCTTGCCATACGGCTTGGGACTTAGGCTTTAACGATTCCACAAGCATATGGTGGTTTCAGGTGGTTTACGGTGAGATTAGGGTGCTAGACCATCATTCCAGCAACGGTCAATCTATACCGTTTTACATCATGCTGCTTGACCAAAAAGAAGATGAGTTTGGGTACAAATATGGCTATCATTACCTGCCACATGACGCTAGAGCAAAAACACTAGCAAGCGGTGGAAAGAGCATAATCGAGCAAATATCTGCAAAAATTGACATAAAACACCTAAAAATCGTACCAAATCTGTCAATTCAAGACGGAATACAAGCAACACGACTTGCATTAACCCGTGCTTGGTTTGATAATAGGTGTGAAGAAGGAATCGAATGTTTGCGCCAGTACCAACGAGAGTGGAATGATGATAAAAAATGTTTTAATGACCGCCCGAAACATGATTGGACAAGCCACTCTGCCGATGCGTTCCGTTATTTGTCAATTGTATGGAAAGATGAAGATAGTCCTATCCTCAAAGATACAAGCGTTAAAGGACTTCATGTCGGGCAAACGGATGTAACCCTGAACGAAATGTGGAAATCTACCCCCAAGATCACGAATACTAGGATATAAACATGGAACACACATACCAAGATTGGTACAACTGCATTGCCCAGTACGAGCGTACATTTAAAGAATGGGAAGGCAGAGCCGATAAGATCGTTAAGCGGTATCGTGACGATTCCCGTAGCCGTAACAATCCTAATGCCAAGTTCAATATCCTGTGGAGCAATGTACAGACAATTACCCCAGCGGTATTTGCACGACTTCCAAGACCCGATGTAAGCCGTAGATTCCGTGATAACGACCCAATCGGTCGTGTAGCGTCAATGATGCTAGAACGGGCATTAGAGTACGAAATTGAGCATTATGGTGACTATGCCAGCGCAATGAAGCAAGCGGTTCAAGACCGTTTACTTGGTGGGCGTGGTACGGCATGGGTTCGCTATGAGCCGCATATTGTTGGTCAAGCTGGCGGTGAAGCTGGTGATGCGCCTGAAGATGGCTTCCAAGTTACTGAAGATACAGAC